GACGGGGTGAATGACCGCGTCGATGGTGTACGGCAGCACCTCGGCGCTCTGCACCGTGAGCCGGTCACCGATGGGTCGCAGGTCCTCATCGCTTAGGTAAGCCTGAACATGGGCGAGCAACTCAGGCGTCGCGACGCCATCGCCCTGCAGCTGCTGAATCGTGACCACTGCTACTGCAGGTGACGGGCTGATGGCCGTCGCATCGGCGACCAGCGCAGAGGCGTTGCGCGCATGCAGGATGTAGCTGCTGCGTGACCCGGCCGTGGTGAGCCCTTCCCAGCGCATCTGGATGCGCTCGCGCAGGGCGTCGTCTTCCTCGAGTACTTCCAACGTCGGCGGCACTGCCGTCAGATCCTCAGGCTGGATGACCAGGCGCTTCAAATTGACCCTTGCCGCCAGCTGCTCCAGATCGGCGCGCTTCGCATACGGAAGAAGCAGCGCCTTGGCGGCGTCATTGACCCGTGCCCTGTTGGCCATCTTGCGATAGGCCGCAACTTCCAGCAGCTTGACCACCGGGTCGCTTTCCAGCGGCGCCGTCCAGTTGTCGCCCATCAACAACCGGAACCGCGCGAGCTCTTCGGCGTAGATGTCCTCGAAATCCAGCGGCTCCAATACATCGGGTACGGACAAACCAGAAAGGTCGACGATGTTCATGCGGCCACCTCCAGCAGTACGCGCTCGCCTTCATATTCAGCGGTAAGGCGAAAGGAGATTTTGCCGCCCACCACTGCCACAGCCTGGATGCTGGAAATGACAACCCTAGGCTCATATCGACCAAGCGCCCGGGCGGCCTCAGCCTGAACCGCGCCTTTCCAGCCCTCGGTCACCGGCAAATCGACGTAACGCCGCAGCGCGCTTCCGTACTCGGGCCGCATGCGACGGGAGCCGAGCGGCGTCGAGAGAATGTCGCCGATGGACTGACGCAGATGAGCAAGACCGGTCAGAGGCTTGCCGGTGACGCGGTCCATTCCGATCATCAATCAGTCCTCCTGCAGGCGTACCAGATCCGGATGCCCACTGAGGTATTGCAGATCGGCATCGGTGGTGGCGACCGCGCGGCCCTTGGCTACGGCAATGGTGCCGCCGTCCGGGGTGATCAGCGTCCGCGACATGTACAGCGTGTCGCGAAACACATGCGTGGTTTCAGCGGGCTTTGTCTCGGGACCTGGTGCAGCAGTCGGTTCATCCATCGCACCCAGCGTTTGAAGATTGACCATTGCCGTGCTTGGCTCAGCCCGTGATTTGCTCATAAGGAATTCTCCAGATACAAAAAAGCCCGTACGCGACGGGCTGTGGTTTGGTTGATCAGTGGACGTGGTTAGGCGTGTTGCCACCGGCATCGATGATCATTCCGAGCCCCGTGATGTCGCCAGAGACCGTCAACGGGCCGGCGATTTCAGTGGCCCCGACGAGCTTGATCGACCCCGAGGTGATCGTGACCCCACCATCTGATACAACGATCATCGACCCGCCCACCTTGATCGTGCCGGTACCGGTCGGCAGAGTGATGTCGTACGTGCTGGCCTCCCAGTCATAAACCAGTGAGCCGCCATCATCGAACCGCCAGACCTCGACGTGATCGCGGTTGTCAGGCTGCGGGTAAGTGTCGCTGTACAGCCCCGCGATGAAGCGCCCAAGGCCGGGTTGCCCATGGGGGCAAAGCAGGCTCCCCTTCTCGTTTATGCTCGGCGCGCGCCAGTGCCGGGCCTTGCCCGCAGCCTGGCTGTGCCAACGCACCCATGGGCTCACCCAGCCGCGGGAGTCGATTCGCACTTTCCCCTCGACGGTGTCGACAGCCACCACATGGCCGGGCATCAGCATGGCGCCGATCATTCTGTCGTGCTCAGCGAGGGCTTCGCGGCTCATACGATTCCGACCTCGATTTCGACCTGATCAGGGTCCAGTTCAGGTTCCAGGAAAGCCGGCGCCGCATCAGGCCAGGGCCATTGTTCCTCGCCCAGGTTGATCTCCTGAGTCCACTCAACTTTCCAGACGGTGTAGCCATCAAGCTCCGGCCGGCTCCAGTCAGGCCCGGCCTGCACAAACTCGGCTGCATCGACGTGATCAAGATCCCAGTACTGCGCTCGAAGGAGCACGGCGAGTTGAGCGGCCAGATGCGCGGCCTGCTGTTGATGCCCGGCCTGTTCCGAGGCAACGATCACGTAGCCATCCATTCGACAGACCAACGGGGTTTCGCCGGTACCGCGATCATGTCCCGGTTCCACCTCGCTAAGTTCAAGCAGCAGCGCGGGAAGCTGAACGCGATCCCGAATGTCCGGCCACACCGCCACGGTCTGGAATCCGGACATCTCGTCGCGGATCTGCTCCTCAACAGCAGTCATGAACTTTGTCAGCGTGAGCGGTTGCTCATCAGCCGGCGTTTCGTCGCAGGTATTTTTGCAGTTCAAAATTCAGCTCCTGTTTGAGAATGTGCAGTAAGCGTTCGTCAGCTCGCCGTGCCCAGCTGTCGAACAGCGATCTGGCGTCCTCAATCGCCACTTTCGCCTTGGCCAGCGGGAAGCGGTTGTCGTTCTCGGCTATCCAGCCAGAGCTCACGCCGGCCGCAGCGGACACGTCGCTTTCCGGGTAATCCCGCGCGTTGAACTGCTTGCTCGCGGTGCGGATCCAGATGTCGGCACGGTTGCCGTAGACCTTCTTGTAGAACGCACCCTTGTAGCGTCGCCGCCCAACTGACACGCCCGACGCGGTCTGCCGTGCGCGGCCGGTGCGGCTGGCCTCAATAGGGTTAAGCCCGAACCACAATTTGCCCTGGGTGCTGCCGGCCTTGACCGAATACGCTCGCAGACGCTGCCGAACCGCGCGCATCGCGATGCCTTCTTTGCGGCCCACCTCACGAGCAAGGTGGGTGCGTAACCAACCCAGCGTTTTGTTGATCGCCCGCCGCTGCGCATTGGCGGCTGCTTTGGGCACCAGCTGGGCAAAGTCGGTGAAGGCCTTGAGGTCGGCCGTCGAGGGCTGGATGGTGATGAGCCCACTGCTGGCCGACGTTTTGTAGAACGAACCAATACTCATGGCTTGAGCCTCAAGACGAGTGCGACAAGACCGGCGCCGTCAGGCTCCAGTCGCACGATGATGTACTCACCGCCGCCGTCCAGTTTTGGTAGGTCGATGGTCAGGCCTTGGCCTTGATCAACCTTCCCGGCATCCGCTACACGAATGATGAAGCTCGGTTCGCGAAGCCCCGTGTTCAGCTTCCCGAACTGAGGCTGTAGCCAGGGCGCGGCGAACATACCGAGCACCGGTCGACCCTCGATCACGGCGGTGTCAGCCAGCGTGTTGAAGACGGTGTCATCAACCTCTGCCACCAGGTCTCGAAAGCCCATGATCAGAGGGTCAGCCGGATGACTGCGCGCGGCCGTGTGCAAAGGTGCAGCGGATTGGACTGCGCCTCTCCCGTGACACCCTTGCCGAAGGGCATGGGCTCGATCTTGCTGTAGTACGGAATGCCCAGCGTGTTGACAGTCTCCATGTAGTCAGCCGGGGCGAAGGCGGACTTGAACAGTTCCGGTACGCCCTCCGGCACCAGTTGGGCCTCGTCGTCGCCGATGAAAGCGACCCCGGCGACTTTGCCGCGATAGCGCTCCCAGGTGATGCCGCCGAAATCAAAAGATTCTCGGCCGTCGCCGCGCAAAGCGGCTGCCTGAAGCGTCGCCTTATACGTGTTCACCACTGAAGGGTGAGAGATGAGCTCCGACCAGAACGTTTTGCCGCAAAACCCTCGCGAGCCGCTGCTGGTCACACTGCCCAGCGCGTCTTCCTGCATGTCGAGCGCCTCGACGCACCTGACCTGAACCAGCGTCTCCTTGTTGCCGAACTCCATGGACATGATTTGGCGCTCCACACCGAAGCGCGCGTAGATATCTAGCAGGACCGTGCTGCCGTCGGCATCCAGGACCTGGCCCTTGATCGCCCCCATGCGTTGAAACTCATGGGTAACGTCCAGCTGACGTCTGGCCTTGGCCAGCCGCTTGTTCACCACGTCCTGTACGGCCTGCAATTCGCCCTGAGTGCCGAACGCGCGGATGCCTTGAATCTCATCCGCCTTGATGCTGAAGCGTTGCGGCAAGTGCACGGTGTTGAATGGGATGAGCACGCGCTTGCTGCCGCCCACTACCAGGCCGGAAGTGCCGCGCTCGCCGGCAGGCACCAGCGCCAGCGTGTCGCCGTCCTTCTCGATCTGAACCGTAAGGGTGGTCACACCCTCCTCTTCGAACAGACCCATGCTGGAGATGCGACCCGGCAGATATTCCTGCTCGTTGATGGCGGTGGTGAGGCTTGAGACGCTGAACGCGTCATCTTCAAAAATGCCGATATCGGCCATGGAATGACTCCAGAAATAACAAACCCCGCACTGGGCGG